AGTGACCAGGAACCTGGTGCAAGTGTAACACCTGCAGTATTTGATTCCTCCCCCCAATCAACCCAGCTTGTTGCATTAGTTACTACCGCATTATCTAAATGAGATACAGCTGTTGATCCGTTTGCACCTCTAACACAACCTGTAAAAGTCGTTCCAGTTTTACCAGTGTAAGTAATTAATTCTGAATCAATATCTATTCTTCCCGTAGCTGGAAATCCTGTTGTTGAATCAACTGTAATTGTTGTGGCTGAATTATTTAATGCTCCATTTAATAAAGTTGTAACTGAAGTTGGAATTGTTCCACCCCAATATCCTGTACCGTAACCAAACGCAGGAGTTTGAAATGTTGGCCCTATTTCAATATAAGGAGTTGTAGTTAAAGATCCACCCGCAGTAACACCAGTGCCTGTCTCATTAGATGGCATTGTAACTGTAAAAGTTCCTGATGTTGGAACTGTTTTAACTTCAAAAGTATTGGTTGTAAAATCTGCTGATGTATAACTTGTAGTAGGTGCTCCTGGTGTTGTGACACTTGTAAAGATAATATAATCACCAACCTCTAATTGATGACCTGTTTTATTAATTGTAACTGTTGCTGAACCAGTTGTAGATGTATAAGTACAAGATGTTAAAGCTGTTCCAAGGGGTGTAATATCAAAAAAATCTTGTTCGTAATAAATAGCTAATATTTTAGAAGTACCTATAGCTGCATATTTTTTACCATCTAATGCTGTCCAAGTATGCTGGTCGCGCGCTGGACCTGCTAAGGTGCTAGAAACGAGTTGCTGGAAACCACCTATTTTTTGTGGTTCTCCATAACGAAATCTAATATTATCACCATCAATCCATTGCCCTTCGGCTCCGGTTGCAGTTTGTTGTTTATTAAATCCTGGCTTAAATTGTATCTTCTGTAAAGGCATAACTTGTTACTATACACAAATATAGCCTAAATACTATATTTTTTTATATATATTGTATTTTTCCAACGTTTTTGTATTAAATTTTTTAGTTGTAAAACATCTACCAGATTTTAAACCTTTTTGAGAATTTGTAATTCCATAATTTGCTAATGGATTATTAGAATAAATGTCTTCTATTATTCCAGAATTTTTAACTAAATTTTTATCTAATTTTATTCCTTTATACTCATCGTACCCAAAACCCTCACAATTAATAAAAAAATCATCTATCATTAAAATACCGTGTTTTATTGAAAGTATTTCATCTTGAAGTGGCCAATAATCATTCCAATGTGCATCTAAATAAAAAATTGTATTTTTATTATACTCAATATTTTTTATTAAATAATCACTTGAAACATTATAAATTTCAACATTTGAAAAATATTTTAACCTTTCTTTTGCAAAATTAAAAAAATCTTTATTTAATTCTGTAGTTATAATTCTTTTTTTTGGATATAATTTAGCTAAAAATTCAGTTGTATCCCCGATATTTGTTCCTGTTTCAATTATTGTATCAATGTTATTTTCTAAAATTAATAAATTAAAATCAACTGATTTATGTATATCGTGACCAAATGGCCCACCATCATCTCTCATTCCTATTGAATATCTAGGTGTAGTATAAAAATGATAAATGTATTCTTTTGTTAATATTTTATTTAAAGACATTAAATTTTAAAAATAATTAAAATTAATATTAAATCTGGCTTTTGTATTTGTACAATTTGTGCTTGAATGTTCTTTATGTCCTTCAAAAATTAACAATCTATTTTCAATAGATTCTATTTTTATTTTATTCTCTAATAAAGTAAAACCATCATTTGTATTAATATAAAAAACAGCTGCTTTATGTTTAAATTCAAAATCTTTATGTGCTTCATATATTTTTAATTCTTTTGAACTTGGAAAACAATTTAATTTAATTTTTAAATAAGCTTTAACTTTTAATTTCTGTGTAAAAATAAAACAATTTTCAAAAAAACTACTATTATTTTTTTGATTAAATACTGTATGAGTAAAATAACATGTATTATCTTTTAAACTATGCTTATCATTTATTAATTTTTGAAAATACCAAGGAAAGTCTGAGTTTATTATGATGTTTTGAATATATTTAAAATTATCTTTTTCTAAAAAATTATCTATGATTTTATATTTCATATTATTTAAATTTCGGTCCTATTAAAAATAAAGCAAGTGTTCTTCTTTCACCTTTTGTAACAGGCATAACTTTATGATTTAAAAAAGATGGAAAAATAATTGCGCTACCGGGAGTATTTAATTCTTTTACTTCAATTTCATTAGTATTAAAAATATAAAATTGTCCTCCTTCGTATTCTTTTTGAGAAAGATTTATAAGTAATGTTAATTTTATATCATATAAAGCATTCATTGATACATCTGTATGCCAGTCATATTTTCCTAAATTTTTAGAAGAATAAATATTTAAATTACATTGATCTAAATCATTTAATCCAAATAATTGATAACCAAAATTTATATTTGAGTCATACATAAAAATATCTTTGAAATTATTTAAAAAATGTTTTATTTTTTTAAAATAAATTTTTTTAACATTTGTTATTTTTTTACTTTTACCATTTAAATCAACAGCATGGTCTGTTTCATTTTCATAAGAATCAAAATTTTTATCTATAAAATAATTTATATTTTTAATTTCTGATTTATTAAAAATATTATTCCAATACCAATAAGTATAATTATTCATCTATTATATTTTTTAGATGTAATCTTAATCTTGCTATTTTATTAGAAAAATCTTCATTTATTTTAAGTAAAGTTTCTACATGAAGGTTTAATTTTTCAATTCTTTCAGATAATTCTTGATTAAGAAGAACTTCACTTTTTTTAACCATTTTTTCTTCTTGTATTTTTTGTTCTAGTTCTTCTATTTTTTTTATTAATATGTCTTTGTCCATGATTATTTATTTTTTTTAAAGTATGTTGGCAATCCTAAAAATGGTCTTGTATCAAATTTATTTAATTCTGATTCTTTTGTGTTTGCATTGTTGTAATGTAAAAAAACTTGTATGCATTCTTTTCCATTAAATTCTTCTCTCCAATGCTCTAGTTCATTTCCTTTATAAACAAGCATATCTCCTGGATTTAAATTAATTTTTATTCCTTTTAATCCTTTTTTTCCAGACGGCTCTAAATATATAGGCCATTGATCTCCACCGAGATTTAATGTCGTTGAGATTTCACAACTAAATCTATCTATATGCCTGTGTAAAATATCTCCTTTTTGATATATTCTTGCGTACGAGTATGTTGGAATTAATTTTAATTTTGTTTTTTTCTCCATAATAGGCAATACATTCATCAATAATGTTTCCATGGCTGTATCTGCATAATGCGCATAAGTCCCCGGAACTTGCGTATCTGACCATACTCCAAAAATTTCTTCAAACGGGGAAAAATATTTATTATCAAATAAAAATTTTGCAACATTCTTTTTTAATTTAAAATAATCAGTTACAAATTTAGCAACTACAGGATCAATTGCTTTTTTGATAACTAAATATTTATTTCTTTCAAAACTCATATTTATTTAAATGGATAACCAAGATTCCATATCACTAAAGAATATCTTGTTCCTTTTGTAACAGGTCGCACACGATGCCAAACATGAGACGGAAATACAACAATAGATCCCTTTGGTGATACTTCTTTACAAACACGTGTTTCATTTGCATTTACTCCATCTCTAAATTGAAATTCTAATTCTCCTCCTTCATAGTCTTCAGGATCCGATAAAGAACAAGTAACTGATAATTTTCTTATTTTCCCAGAATAATTACTGTCTTCAGATATATAAGGATGATCAAATGTATCACAGTGCCAATCATAATGTTGTCCTTTAGAATATTTAGTAAATTGAGCATCTTCTGCATAATCAAATTGAAAATTCCAACCTGCATTTATATTTGCAGATCTAATATATGGAAATATTTCATTATATATCCAGATGTCATTTAAAAATACAATATTTGAATCTCTTTTCTTTTTTAAATCTAATTCTTCTTTTTTAGATAATTTTTCTTTTTTTAAAAAATCACCTATAGTTCCTAATTTTTCTTTTTTTGATTTAGCGTGCTTTATTAAATCATTACAAAATTTATCTGATAAAGCAGATTTAAAATACCAATAATAGTGATTTAATTTCATAATTCTTACTTTCCAATTTTTAACAAAATTTTTTACTTTTGTAAAGTTAAATTAACTTCCAAATATTGTTATTTTTATCAAAATAATATTGAACATTATCTTTATTGCTTGAATTCCATGTTAAAGTACTTTCATTCCATATTATAGGCTCTACCACTTCATTTGTAGTATTTTCAATATTTAAAGTATTAGGTCTAGCAACTGGAGGTTGCCAATCATCATTAGAATCTAAAGTCCAACTAGGATAAGGTTGATTTTGTATAAATTTATCTTTTATATCATCATAATAACAATTTATCCCTGCATAAAGTTTTCTAAATTTTTTATTATACGATGTTTGAACCCATCTAACACCGTTTTCAGAAAGTTTGCAAATTGTTTTAAAATGTTCCGCAGCTTGTGTAGATTGTTCTCCGCCATTATTTGCAATATCTTGATTACAAGCTTTAACCACTCTTATTACTTTATTGTTTTTATCTATTTCAGCAAAATGAGCCATATTATATAGTTAAAGTTCCGGAAACAGTGAATGTTCCAACTTTATCTCCATTCGGCGCAGTTGTAATAGTATTAGTTCCAGGTGCTACTGAAAAATTAGCAGCGCTTGGTGCTCGTATAATAACTATTCCACTTCCTCCAGCAGCCGTTCCACCTGTAGGAGGAAAAGCACATCCTCCAGAACCACCACCAGTGTTTTCAGTTCCATTGGTTCCAGGACCACCAGCCCCACCACCACCAGCACCGCTACCACCGGCGCCACCTCCATTTTCAGTACATCCCCCACCACCACCTGCATAAGTTACTGCACTACCACTTATAGAATTAGAACTACCATCTCCACCTTTTCCACCGCTTGGTCCAGTACCATCTGATCCTGCTTGACTTGCACCACCACCTCCGCCTCCGCCTCCAGCCGGATATAAAACTGTTCCATTACCACCTGGATTTCCTTGCGGTGGACTTGTAGGTGGAACATTTCCTGCAGCTCCTGGCGGGAAAGATTGTCCAGAAACTCCGCCACCACCACCAGATCCTCCTGTATTTTGGTTATGACCTCCGCCTGCACTTGTAATTGTTGAAAAAATAGATTCAAAACCATTTGCAGAGCCACCTCCACCACCACCTGCTCCTACTGTAATTGAAGTTGACCCTGGTAAAATTTTAATTTTTGTTCCACCAGGAAAAGAAGTACGATATCCACCTGCTCCAGATCCACCACATCCATAAGCACCATTGGAACCTCCACCTGCTACAACTAAATAATCAAAATCAATAGCAACTTTTCCACCACCAAAACCAAATCCTCTTGCTGAGGCTGCTCCACGTGTTGAAGTTAAAGGCATTCTTTCTACTCCTTATTTAAATTGCGTTAATGCTGCTAAAATTGTGTAAGTTGATGCTGCTGTCTTAAGAGCTGTGTAAGTGTAAACATCATTAGATGAAGCGTTTCCAGCTGTTGGAGCTGATCCACCTTGATAAACAACTGTAACGTTTGTAGATGTGCCATCAACTAAAACAGATGTATTGTAATATGTAGTGTTGCCTTGTTTTGTGATTAATGCAACCGTTGCAGATTCACCGGTATTTAAAGCCGCGTTTAATGCAGTTGAAGCATTTCCTCTTAAATTAACTGTAAAGTTTGCACCTAAGTCAACGTTTTGAAAATAAACAGCTTGAGTAAGTACGTCGTATGTAAATGATGTTATAAAAGTTGAAGATATAGTTGCACCTTCAAATACACCAAATATTTTTGATTCACCATTTAATGTAATTCTTCCAAGATCACCTTTTGGAGTTAAAGTTAAACCAACATTTGTATCTCCACCTGTTGCAGAAATAACTGGACTTGATCCAGCTGCAGCGTTAGCTATTGTAATTTCGTTTGTAGCTGATGCAGTTGTTGAAAATTTAATTTGTTCGTTAGCATTTTCATCTATAATTCCATATGTACTTGCAACTATAATATTTTTTGCATTTGTACTTAAGTTAGCTGCTAGTGTTGGAGTAAAATCATTAGATAATTCTCCAATGTTAGAGTCTACAACATCTGTTCCATTTAAATATAAAATTTTTGTTGATTTGTCTGTTGCAGAAAAAGTAAAACCTGTTTGACCTTCAACTTTTACTGTAACAGTAAAAGCACCTACTGTGCTATTTCTAATTATATAAACTTTATTTTTAACACCAGAAGCAGTAGTTATCGTTACTGTTCTATTTCCTGTAATTGTTCCTGTTAACTCTATAACAGCGTTTTTACCATTTGAGGTTAAACCATTTGAAAAAGTTAAATCTGTGTTTCCAACACCACCTGCGATAGATATACCAGAATAACCAGCAATTGCTTGTTGAAGAATAACTAAATTTGTATTTGTAATATCACCCCATGTACCAGCGTTTTCGCCAGTTACTTGTATCTCTAGTTTGAGGTCTGTAGAA